CAGGGCAGAGATCTAGGCCATGTGATTGTCTGGCAGTATATTATCTTTGGTTATAACGAACACGAAATAGATCGTGCAGTAGAAATTGCTGAAAAAGAAAATTTTAGTTTGCTATTTGTAAACACCAACAGAGGTTTTAATCCTACAAATCCCCTGTTTAGAAATAATGTTGATTTTAAACTTACCAAACCCGACTCTAAACACCTAGAAACAAATCTAAAAAAAGAATGGTGGGGTCACAAAACCAAAGAAAAAGATCAATGGGACAAAAGAATAAGGAAAAATGTATGGCTATGATTAGTTCATATGATGCATGGGATAGAGAATATCAAGAAAACAAACAAGACTATCTAGACATGTTTGATCGTTTCATGAGTCAAACGAATTATGAAAACAACGAAGAATTTGAACACGTCTTTGCAATTAGGGTAGGAAGAAAATATTGTGTTAGTGTTGCTAGTGCTACTGATGCACTGCACTTTGCACTTCTTGCTCACGGAGTTGGTCCTGGTGACGAAGTATTAGTAACCGACTTCAGCTGGATCTCAAGTTCAGCTTGTGCAAGTATGGTAGGTGCTACTCCTGTGTTTTGCGATATAGATTTAGAAACATATCATATGAGTTTAGATAGCATCAAACGTATGTACAGTGACAAAGTCAAAGCAATAGTGTATCCGCATTTGTTTGGTAATATGACTGATACCACTGAGATTGAAAAATTTTGCAAAGAAAAAGGAATACTGTTTATCGAAGATGCTGCACAGAGTTTAGGCAGCAGTATCAATGGAGTTCAAGCAGGAACCATTGGTGATTGCAGTGTGTATAGTTTTAACAGCAACAAAGTGATTGCTGGAATAAACGGCGGCGGCGTTGTGCTTACTGATAGTGAAGATATTGCACGTAAGATAAAAAAGATTAGACGTCATGGCAAAGACAAAGACTTTGGCATGCTAGGTTACAACAGTCGCATGTATGTTCTAAACGCAGAAATAATCAATCTACGATTAAGACATGTGCAACGGAATCAAACACGTAGGCAAGAAATTGCACACAAATACAACACAGCATTCGCAGATCTTCCCATTGTAACACAAAAGATGTCAAATGGGCTAAATCACAATTATCACAAGTATGTTGTGCGTTTTACTGACAAAGACACTAGAAAGCGTGTAAAGACCGCTTTAAACGCTAGTATACACTACGAAACTCCTTTGAGTGCAAATAGTATGTATGACGGCTTAGAGTGCAGGAGAGACGCTTGTACAGCGTCTAAGACGGCATCTAGCACTGTTTTATCACTGCCCATACATGCTTGGCTTACAGATGACGAAATAAACCAGGTTATAAATATTGTAAGGAGTGCAATATGATAGAAGATAGTTTAAAAAAACGTAAGCATGTAATGCACTATGATACTGAGATTATTCCTACAAAAGAAGAAGTAGAAGAAATTCTAAGGATAGGGTATTCACTTGCTACATCTAAACAAAAAGCGTATGCATATAAATTTTGGATTTTAGGACCTAATAAAGAACGCAGTGAAGTATTGTACAACATAGCTGAAGGTAGAAAAATTGATGTAGATTACGAAGCGTATGGTACAACAACGGAATCTAAAAATTATGTTGAGAATTGTGGATTATATCATATACGAAGTGCTCCTTATACATTTTTAATTTTACCTCGTATTGCGCCGCCAAATCCACATTTTAAATGGCATTATGATACATCTGGAAGTAAGTGGCAACTAGACGACTGGGAATTTATTAATACAAGAAATAGAGAAACAACAGGTATTGATGTTGGAATGGTTGCTAAAGCAATTACTGGTGCAGCACTTGATCGAGGCTGGGACGTTTCTTATAATTCATGTTTCTATAACGATAAATCAAAATGGCCAGTGGATCTTTTTCCGTTTGTTAGTGGTAATCGAGGATTTAGACCTATATTAATGATGACATTAGGTAAAGGTAAAAAGTATTTTTACGAAAGACTGTCAGAAGATGGCACTTTAGCAAATGATCCAAAATATAACTATGCTCCACCGTTTGAAAATGTGTTTGAATTTTTTGATAAGGATGAAAAGTGAAAAAATATCAATATGCGATACATTTTAAAGAGCAAGTTCCTAACAAAAAAGTTATATTACACTGTCTCGACTACGCATGGAGACATACTCCTTCAAAAAATAATTTTATGAACTATAATGTTTATGTGCTGGGTCCTGATCAGCTAGATAGAAAACTAAATTTGTATTATAAATGTTTAGAAAATCAATCTCAAGTAAATGGCAATCATATAACAGGCAGAAATGCTTTAGAAGAATACGAATCAAAACTTATCGAAAATAAATTAACTCCTAATTATATAAGTATTAAAAGTGCACCATATGTTATCTTGTACACGCAAAGAATAGAAACACAGTTAAACAATTTTCAAAAATCTAGAATTGAAGAAGGAATGATTTATGAGCAAACTTTTCCTAAAGATAACTATAGATATGACAATGCTACACGTAACGCTACGTTAGAAATAGGAATGTTTGCTAACAATTTAGCGAACAAATGTTTGAAACATAACATAGACATTTCTTATGTTGCTTGTATATTACGTGAATGGAAGGAACCAGAATGGCGTTTTTTAGACGATGTTCCTTTGCTTATTCAGTGTGCTGGATATGGGGATATCTATCGTAGAGATTATTTAAAATCAACACAAGACTTAAAACCAAACTTTGATAGAGTGGTAAAATTAATAGGAGATTAAGAATGAGTATAGAAAAAATATATTCAAAAAGAAGACAGATTAGAGCAGCATGGGATCCTGACAGAGCTCCTAGCAAGGAAATGATTTACGACTTGCTTAAAAGAACTCAAAAGATTGCGCCATCGAAACAAAATTTATATCCGTTTAAAATACATGCATTTGGTCCAAACAACGAAAAAGAAAAACGCATAGTTGAAAAGATTTGTTGTTTATATACTGAAGGATCTGTAAATGACTTTGATAGAAATCGAGATGAACTTCAAAAATCAGGACGCGACAAAAATATGCCTGCATGGGTATTAGTATTTGAATTAAGAAAATGTGAGCCAAATAATTTTATAAAAGAATATTCACAAATATATAAAGGTGATAGTCCTTACGTAACTCCTGATGACGTGCAAGGTACTGCTTCTAGATTTGGTCAAATAAGCGAAAAGCGTTTTAGAGAAAGTACTAATAAGGCGCTTGCTTGTGTAGAAGTTGGTATGTTTACAAAGCTTCTTGCAGGATTATGTTTAGAAAACGATCTTGCAATATCATATATAAAAAGTTTTCCTGAATGGACTTGGAAGGGTGGCAGAGGAGAATATAGTAAAAATACAAATAAAAACGGTTTAGACTGGGATGCACTGCCTCAAATTACAGAAGCTCCTATTTTAGTTGTTCAAATAGGGTATAAAGCAGATATGGTTGACCCTTTATCTTCAACTGTCGAAGTCGACGGAATTATATATTCGACAAAGGGCGGTGGTTTGTTGGAAGACAAACCTAGTATAGACGAAATTGTTCAATTTAAAGATTGACATTTTGAACTAATAAGCGTACAATAGATATTATTTGTAAGGAAAATTATGGCTGTAAAGACATTAAGAGAATTAAAAGGTAGTGAATATAGAACTGTAGATTTTTATCTATCAAAATCTTGTAATAAAAGTTGTCACTACTGCACTGCATGGACACTAGAAATGCGTAACCTAGATGTGGATATGGATCTAGTACGCACAATACTAAAAGGACTTGCACCATACAAAACAAGAATTTGTTTGTTAGGTGGGGAACCAGGTTTGATAAAAAATCTAGATGAAATAATTCAAGAAATCAAAAAACATCCAAATCTCATTCCGCAGGTATTGAGCAACTCTCTAGTGCGTAAATTTTATCCACATGTGTTGGAAGATCCTGAAATTATCTATATTGAACATCTAGTGCTAGACTTTTACGAAGATCGTATTGAAAAGTTAGGAAACTATCCTTTCCTACCTAAAAATGATTTAAACAATTATAATCTTATTATTGAAACGCCCAACTATTTTAAATATAGAGAAAAGTTTGATCTATCCGAAATTGATCATGAAAACACAGAATTCAAAGAATATAATTCAAGATCACCTGATTTCTTTTCAGATCATAAAATTGTACAAGCACCCGAGATTGAAAGACGTATTTGTGCAAAGTTTCCTCAAGTACCAGTGTTTGATTTTGAAATACGTAAAATTAGACACTGTAGTCGTAAGGTAATAAACGGATCTCGTCAGTTTGATATCACAGTAGAAAATATTGAAAAAATGATGAACTATGATTTGTTTGAGTTTGAAAAATATTGTACAATATGCATGGACATAATACCAAAAAGACCAGAAGCAAGACGCAATGAAATCCTACAAATAATCGAAAATGAAAAAATATCAACATGAACATATTTTCAATTGCTGTAAATATTCACGATCATAACACATATGATGGTAGTGTACATAATCAAATAGAAAGACACAACAGGATTAAACACAATTTGAATCCTGACAATGCTCACGATCCAGAACCCAGCAGACAATTTTTTTGTGAATATTTTTTGTCTAATTACTTAGACGATGATAAACTATTTGCTTTTACAGTTAGCAATCTAGGACAAGAATTTGTAATAGACATGCTAGAAGAAACTCTGCCCAACACTGACTTTTTAAAATTTAAACCCAAAGATCTTTGGGATTGCTACAAAACAGACACATATTATTATATAGACCATCATCAATCACATGCAGCTTATGCGTTTTTATCTTCTGGTTATAAAGAATCAGATATCCTTGCGATAGATGGTAGAGGATGGCACTATAACTGTATTTTTATAGACAAATACAATAATATTATCGATCTTAGTAATAAAATTCCTCTGGGTAGTTTGTGGAATAGAATATCTCAAGACATAGGATTTGGATATCTAGGTGCAGGCAAAACAATGGGATTGGCAGGATATGGCAAATACAATCAAGAAATAGATGATTTATTGTATGCATATCTACAAAACACAAACCATAAACTTCCTGCTGGTTATCAAAAAATATTCGATCGCACACCCAAAGAAGATATTGCATACACACTTCAAAAATTTACAGAAAAAATGATAGAGGAATTTGTATTTCCTTTAAAAACCTGTGACAATTTGTGTGTTGCTGGAGGTGTTGCATACAATGGTTACGTTAATGAACAACTTACAAAACATTGGACAAACGTACACATTCCGCCTGCTGTAGGAGACGAAGGACAAGCCCTAGGCACATACATGCATGCGGCATATACACAATACAACACAGTACACATACCAAATGTATACAGCGGAGAGAAATATGAATACCAAGGAGACGAAACAGTTGATCTAAAACAAGTAGCACAGGCTATTGCGGATGGTGCTATTGTGGGATGGTATCAAGGCGCAGGTGAAAGCGGCAACAGAGCATTAGGTAACAGAAGCATACTTGCTGATCCTCGTAATCCTAAAATCAAAGACATAATAAACAGTAAAATAAAACTGCGTGAAGACTTCAGACCATTTGCTCCAAGTGTACTAGAAGAACACTACAAGGAATACTTTGATACTAACCAACCATCGCCGTATATGAGTCGCATAATGCCTGTGATTAGTGATGCTATTCCAGGAGTTACGCATGTAGACGGAACAGCACGTATACAAACTGTTTCGAAACAACAAAACCCACGTTATTATGATCTTATTAACGAGTTTTACTGTATAACAGGAATCCCAATGTTGCTTAACACCAGTTTTAATTGTCAAGAACCTATAGTAGAGACGCCAGAAGATGCTATTTCTACTTTTCACAAATGCGGACTAGACGTTTTAGTCATAGATAACTACATACAAAGGAAAACACATGATCGATAGAGAAAACATACAATATGTTAAGAACATTTTAAACGTAAGTAACCAATCAGTAGATTATACCACTATCGACAATGTAATGCAAACCATACACGAACATGTGGATAGAAAAGATGACATACTAGATTCTTTCAGTAGTAATCAATGCAGATCAAAATCTGCACTGCTAAATGCAGTTGATAAACTAGATATACTAGATGCAAATTCAACAGTTGTAATTTGGGGTGGATGGTATGGTAGCATCCTTATACCCCATTTAACTAACAAAGTTAAAAAAATTATCAACATTGATCTAGACGATGAAGCAACAAAAATATCAAAAAAGTTTTTTAGTAATTTTGAAAATGTAGACTATATATGTGATGATATTTTTAAAAAATATCGAGATGTATACTTGGATACAAATTTAATTATTAATACTAGCTGTGAGCATATGCTGCCTATGAAAGAGTGGAAATGGTTTGGAGCAGGTGCTATGTCTAAAGATACAAACACAGAAATTTTTAGAAATCCTAAGTTACCTGATGATTGCTATTTCGCATTTCAATCAAACAATATGTTTGATATAGAAGGACATATAAATTGTGTAAACAGTTTAGAAGAATTTAAAGATCAATTACCAGAACGTGCAAAAGTACTACACGAAGAAAAAATTGTAGACACTAGAGGCACACGCTACATGTTGGTTGGCAAATTTATGCCTTTATAATATTATAAATATCTTCTGCCATCTTTTTATGTGCATCAACGCCGGGGTGGTCATTATCTAGAGCACGGTTATCATAAAGTTGGATTTGATGTAGATCTACTGTGTTCCAACTAGGTACTGCAAACTCAATTTCATTAAACCTATTTTCTCTAAAAAATCTAAACCAAGGTAATTGTTTTTCTACTATTCCAGTATAAGGAAGTGATTCACAGGTTGTGTGATAATTTGCTATTCCTTTGCTATCTAAATACATTTTTGCAAAATTTATCTGTTGATAGGATTCATAAAAAGCGTTATACCAAGTAAAATAGTTGTTGTAAAAATTTTCACAGTATTTTAAATCTGCACGTATTTGTTTTAATTGTTTGCCTTTGACAGTATGCCAATCTAGATGACCTGGTATAATTCTTTTGTGATCTTTTGGATAATCAAAAATACATGTTCTAGCAAAGTAAGTCCACATAAACACAACTGTATCACCAGATCGTAGGTTTGTATCTAACATGCGTTTGCAGATGTATTTGTTAGAAACGCCTCCTAGTCCTAGATTTTCTACCGATAGATTTAATTTTTTGCCTAGTAGTTGTGGCCAAGCATATTTGCTAGGACCATTAATTTGTTTTCCGGCCTTAGTTACAGTATCTGGTAATGCTTCGCCTTGTGTGTTGCTACAACCAAAAGTAAATAGTCTAGCCATTGAATTTATCCTTTAACCATTCAAAATTATTTATACGCTTAAGATCATTTGGTGAATGTGCATATTTTTCTCCGTAGGCTTTGCCTTGTTCCGCTCCAAGTTTTGCTTCATGCCTAAATTGTGCATCAGGTATAGGGTGTAACCATGCCTCAAGTCTTTGTTCGGTTTCTTTTGAATCTTGTCTGTCTATTATTTTGCTTGACAATTTTACACATTCTCTAAAAGCACTCTTCCAAGTTGAAAATGCATCAACGTTAAATTTTGTTATGTTTGAAATTTCGTCCATTACAATTAAATCTTTTGATATGCTGGTTGTCATATCAGTTGTCTCAACATTCATATCTATTGTTAACTGTCTTGGAAGCAGTTTTACACCACCATAACCATAGGTCATTCCAGTTATAGGATTTATGCTTTTGTATACATGTACAGTTTTTTGCTTGTCAATTTTAGGAACATAACTAAAATCAAAATCTTCAACTATAACAGCATCTGCATCTACAATCCATAACATATTAGTTGCAGATTTTTGTGCAGCTTTTATATGAGCTTGATGTATTCCTTTGACACCATCTATTCTATACGTAAAAGGAAATTTTTCATTAAGAACTTTCCAATTTTCGTCTGCTTGCGGTTCATTGTAACTAATAAAAAATATATCAAACATCGAGGTTCCTGCACATTTCTAAAAATTGTTTATATTCTGGAAAGGTATCAACAAAAGATTTATTTCTTCTTTGATCATATAGATTAATAAATTGACCAAGTCTCTTTCTATCAAAACTTACATCTATATTTTTTTCAAAACGAGATAAACAATCTTGATAAATCCTATTAAGTTTAAAAATTTCTGCATTGTCAAAACCTGTATGTATATCTCTACCATATGGTCTCTCATGTTTAGTCATGTAATCTATACTTGATTTTAAATATCTTTGTATTATTTTAGGTGTAGCTACTTTTATGTCTAAAAATTGAGGATGACGAACATATGCAAAATCTATAAGAACTCTATTATCTTTTACATTATATTTGGTCTTGAGTTTATAAACAAAATGTAAAAAATAATCTAGTGAAGGTAAACTCAGAATATTAAATGCACTCATAAATCTAAGATGTGATTGCGTATTTTTTAAAAATTTTTCTACATTTACTTCGAACATTTTCCAATTCATTCCATCTCTTGAATATTCAGCCTGTTTACCAAAACTTTCAGCACTTGTATACAATATAAAAGATTTTACAGAATTAGTTTTTTCTAATTGTTGTACTTTAGAAATAAACTTATTCCATAATTCTCCCGGAGGGCATGCGTTTGAATTTATTGCAAATTCTAAATTAGGTTGAGGATTATCTAAAAGATGTTGCATTACTTTAAATGTATGTTTACTTAAAAGAGGTTCTCCACCTGTAATCCTAAAATTGTGCATATGTTTTACTGCTATAGGAAACCATTTCCAAAATGCTTCTATATAAGGATTGTGTTCTCTTTCTGGAATAGGAATCTGTGACTCTTTTATAGCGTTGTAAGGTATTCCTGATGTAGTATATGGTCCATGTTTTTTTATTTCTTCTGTCCATTTACTACTAAAAGGTGGTCCGCAATAGGCACATTTAAAATTGCAAACGTTACTAAAACTAACTTCAACATATCTTGGATAAAAATCTTCATCTCCAGTAGCTTCAATTATTTTATTTCTATCTACTTGGCTCCAACTTTCATGGCTTTTTAAAATCCTATCACTATATTCTTGCGTGTTGTCCTCTATACGCCAACAGTAATCACATTCACTAGGACGTTTACCTGATAACATCTCTTTTCTAATTTGTTTTTTTTCACTTGTATTGTGTAGTGCATTTGGATTTTCTGCTAGTTCATCTAGTGGAATTTTGTGAGCACCAACATGATGACAACTGTGATTTATTCCAGATGCTAAATGTATTGTAACCTGTGTCCATTTTGCAAGACAAAATCCAGGTCCAATGTTATTTAAAAAATTGTATGTATCTTTTAAATTGGCCATTATTTTAACCTAGTGTTTCTTATTGTAGGTATCTTAACCTGTTTAAAAAAATTACTTTGTTCTTTATCAAGTGGATTTGTTGCAATGGGTAAATTTAATTCATGTATCAAAGTTTCTCCTATACCCATAATTTCATAAGGTAACATTTCTTTAGTTACTTTACTATACTCTTCTTTCCAAATACTATTCAGATATTTAAAATCTCTAACTTGAACATGATCCCAATCTGTACACATTGTCTTGTACACACCTTCTCTCGCACCGTATATAGTCCACAAGCCATTTTCTACATCAGCTCCAATCATTGTCCATATTAAAAGTCTATTATAGTTTTGCCACCAAATTTTATTCAAATCTTCTACAGGTTTACCTCTGTCTAAGGACATTTTGACACCTTCACGGAAGCCAGCACGCCAAGCCTGTTGAGGTGTAGAACTAATAATACTAGTTGAATAATTTTCATTTAGTTGCAGGTAGTTGTCAAAATAACAAAATTCTACTGTTGTTTCATCTGAACCGTCTGTGTTTTCGTGAGTTTTCATATTTTTTACAAAATCTCTAGTCCACATTTTAATACTGCCGTTACCGTACATTAATCCGTTGACATCAATTTTTCCACACCAACTAAATTGGTGAGTAGGAGATGCATTTAATTTTTCTAAGTCAAGAACTACATTAAAAAATTCTGGATATACTATTGTATCTCCGTCTACAGTAATAAAATGTTCGGTGTCACTGATATCTGCACAGGCTTTGTGTGCGGCATCTGATCCTTCTACTCCGTGTACACGTTTAGCCCACGGAAACTTTTGCTTGAGATCACTATAATTTTTATCAGCATTAGGTTCATCATAACTTAAAAAAATTATATCTTGTTCTACTATTTTAATTTTCATTATTATTCCTCTGTAATGTGGACATGCGGAATGTGGCTGCCGTGTGTAAGTATTGCAACTTTCTTGTCTTTGTGTTTATTTTTTATTTTAATACTATCTTTCAAGGCAAATTTTTTTAAATTTATTCTAAATGTTTCTAATAATATGTATCTATTTTTGTTATTAACAATGTAATATTCTTTATAGTAATCTTTACCTGCTGATAATTGTAATTGTATATTATGATCCATATAATTGTTTAAAATAAAGTGTGTTTTATTTTGTAGAATTTGTATTCCCGAATCTATGTTTGCATCTTGTTTTATTTTTCCCGATTGATGTTTATCTTCCGAACTGCTATCGTATTCTACTGGTACAAGAACCATTTTACCTTTGATTCTTATGTCTTCTGCCATTTTATATTCATGAAATTGCTTTCTACCAAATATAAAATCTTCGTATATTTCTTTTGTAACTTCAGTATACAACGGTGCATCATTATGATTTGCAGCTGATAAAATATTACCTTGTTCATCAAAGTGTATGTAAAACATTATACTTTTTCCTCTAGCCAAGACACCATATTATTTGTTAAAAATTCATCTTCCACATAGTGTAGAACGCCTGTTTGTTTAAATCCATTTATATATATACCGTCTCCATAATCTACAGATAACATGTCGGTCCATTTTTCTTTTATATCCCTTACATTCTGAAGATAAGGTTTCATATGAGTAAATGTTAAATTGTTTTGTGAATAAGACGCTTGCATATCTAATATTTTTAGAGCGACTGCAACACTAACATCAACACTACACCATTTTTGAGTCATTTTTGGCGTATATATTTTATAAAATGTTTTCCAGTTTTGCATAATAACATCTAATAATTTAAAAAACTCCAATGTTTCATCGCACTTAGAAAAAAGATAAAATCCAGCATAGATATCTGGTAAATTATTTGCATCAAATGTTTTTCTATAGTATCTTGAAGTTATTGTTTCATCTCTATATGTTTTAACACTGTTAGTAAACATTAACTTTGGAGTTTGCGTAAAATTTTGCCAAATTTTTCCTATATCATCTAATACTAACATGTCAACATCTAAAACAATATTGTTTTCATACGGGGTAACATGATATATTTTCCATCTGTTTTCTACTTTCCATCGAGAATACATCGCTAAATCGCCCCAAGGTATAGGAATAATTTTATCAAAGACTGATTTATAAGAAGTAGGAACATTATTGTTTGTAATTAAACTTATGTTCATTGTGGGATTTACAGCAAGCACACTTAAAGCTAGTGCATATGCTTGTCTTACATAATCAGTTTTTTTGTTATTCTGTGCTACTAAGCAAATGCCGTTACTCATTTGCAAACTCCTTATCAATAAACTGATCTAAACTAAATTTATTCATAACATGAGTGTTAGCATCATTTAATTTTACACTGATATAATCATTTTTTCGATGGGCTAATAGTTGAATACTATCTTTTTTTATATCTACTAATATATCTTTGTCTAAAGATACCCACATATCTGTAGGCAAGGTTATAGGCCAATTGGTATTTTGAGTAAAACCTCGCATCATGTGTATTGCTATACTAAAAGCAAAGTCATTTCTAAATTTTTTTTCAATTATTTCATATGACAATCTATAAAAATTATAATTTTCTTTAATATGTTGTACTAAATCAAAAACAATCTTTGCTAAATTTGATTTTTTAAAATATATAATTGTTGCCCAGTACATATGAATAGATTTATTGCTTATACGATCTAAATCTTTAAATCTTTTCTCATAGTGTATTAAATCATACTCTTTTGCGATCATAAAATCTTCGTCAGTATCAAAACACTTTAAAAGTTTATCATTACTTACAATTAAATCTGTATCTAAAACTATAGTTTTATCAAATATTGAAAGATCGTATGCAGAATCTCTTGCACTGTTTTTCCATTCAACATCTCTTTGACTTTCATTTAATCCATTATTAAAAATTTTTATAGATGACAGAGGAGAAGGACTATAAGTTACGGTATCTATATATTTTTTATAAAAAGGAAATTGTTTTTCCAAATAGTTTTTATCGTCGGTGATAACCTGTACGGGTAAACCTAAATATTTTTTAACACGCTTTGCACAATAAACTGCTTGTTTAATGTAATCAATATAATCATTGTTGAACGCAAATAAAACTACTCCTTTGCTCATAGTTTAGTTAATCCTTCAGCAGATCTATTTTTTATAATTTTCTTATATTCATACATGTACTTGCGTGATGCAAAGGTATATATTCCAAGAATTTCACGAGTAAACTGGTTTAAATCTGCAACTTCAAAAGGAGTGTTACTATCATCAATTAAAATTACGTGTGTTTGATCTAATGCTAATAAACTTTGACAAAAACTTAATAATTCTCTAGTTACAGTAATTTTATTTCCGTCGATATAGTGTACTAAATTTTCTTTAAATTGTTGTAAAAGAATACGCCTTTGATTGTTGTGCGTTTCCATAAAGTTTGAGAACTCTAGTGCTTTTTCTAATCGTTCGTCCATAGTGACTCCTTGTATATGTTTTAATTATATACTAAAATTTGTAGATTGTCAAGTCTTATGTGAAAGTGTTTGTACTGCCTACTGCAATACTAGGTGCATCTACTTGCACATTAGAACCTGTGGCCCTAACGTAACTGAATGCACTTGTTAATGTTCCTTGAACATTTTCGTCAACCGCTGGTCCTGTTCCAGTTTGATCTCCAGCGTCTAAATCTTCATACAGCAATCTAATGCGCACACCGTTGGTAATTGCCCTTGCTCTTATTGTATATTGATTTTCTGAATAAGGACTGTTGCTGTTGTTTTGGGTATAAAGCGTTCTTTCAGTTGTATTGAGATCATAGTATCCATCGTTGTTGTTAATGGTTCCTAGTGTGCCAACTTCTTTGTAAGCACTGTTATAATTCATTGCAATTACACTTGAATCATCCAACATTTTTTTCCATTGCAGCGTTTTTGCTTCAGATCCTGTATATGCTAATGACGAAGCCATTCTGATATATCCACCAGCATTAAAAAATGCTTTTACAGCATTTGCACTTGTCCAAGTAAATTGTACATCATGGATAATTGTATCTGGACTTTGTCCCCAGTTTGTTGCTGTTCGTGATCTGGCACTTGTTGTAGTGCTTTGACCTGCTGCTAAATCAAATCTATTTGCCGCATCCCCTATATAATTAGCAATCGTTTCGTAATCATTATGAATATCAGCAGTTACTTGAGTTGAGGTAGTAACTGTTACAAGTGCAGGACTTGATGGTGCCGTACCTGTTTGGTGAGTGTATGCTTTGGTTAAATCGTCTTTGAGTGCATTCCATTGACTAGCGAGGATTGTTGTTCCTACACTAACTGAAGGTGCTGTGGTTGATTGATTATATCCTGTTGCAGAGGTTCCTGTTCCTGCAGGTGTACCCATTACAGTTACCATTTTGTTTCTGAGAGCAGTATATTCTGCTTCGCCTATTGTTTGTCCTACTGTTACAGCCATTATGTTCCTCTATATATACGCAGTTATTTATACATAGTCTAATGTTAGAAATTTTACTTGTGATTTAATTATATAACAAAGAACATACTGTGTCAACAGTTTTTTTATAAAGTTGAAACGTTTGAATATGAAGGAGTTGCTACAGACACATTAGAACCTGTAGCTCTCAGCTGTTGAATAGAACTTGTGATTCTACCTTCAACATCCTCATCAACTGGTCCAGATCCTGCTCCAAAACTCTGTTGATCACCTGTGTCATCATCACGGAATTGAACTCTAAAACGTAGTACGCTATTGCTGTCACGTTTAGCAGCAATATTGTAATCATTTTCAGCATAAACTCCACTACCAGTTTTAGTAAAAATTGTTTGATAACTTGTGGTTAGATCGTTGTTTCCAATATTTGATCCAGTGCCTGTTCCGGTTGCTGATGTTTGTGTATAATTAAATTTGATTGTGCCCATATTACTCAAAAGAGTTGCCCAATCTGTACCTTTAGGATCATTTCCTCCTGATAGATTTGCACTAAAACGGATTTCTCCACCACTGTTAAAAAAGTATCTTCGCTGGTTTGCATCTGCAAAAGTAACTGTAAACACATGTTCAATGACACCATTCCAGGCAGTTGTTCTCGTGCTTGATATTGCAGCTTCTACTGAACTATTACCTGGATCTAATAAAAACTTGTTTGTTTCTAGAATTCCTACTGCTGTGTCGTAGTCATTAAAACCTTTGTCTGTTTGATCTAGGTTATCAGGGTCAGTTCCGCTTGCCGCTGCACCAATAACATCACCTACACCTATGTTTCCTATAGATGCATTACTTCCAAGTTGATGATTGTTTGCTTTGTTGATATCAATTCTTAAGCCATCCATGTCTAGAGCTGTGATATCAGCACCAGCATTTATTTGAGAACTAGATAAACTTTGACCATAACCGTCTGTGCCAGATCCTGTACCCATAATAGTAGCAACTCTACTTTGCAAACCATTGTATTGGGCAGCTGTAATAATATCGCCTGTGTTTACTGACATGTTTTAAATCCTTTAAGTGCGTATATATTTATTTTTTTAAACAGCAATTTCAACGATTCTGATGCCAGATTCGTTGTTGTCTTCTAGGCATTTGCCTACTACGCAGTAAGGATTTGGAGTAGCACTGTCTTTTGCAAGAGTAGTTGCTGTTCCTGCTACTGGTCCAGTGACTAATATGTCACCTTTCTTTACAGGTCCTTCTACTTTACAAGGCACTCGTCCTTTTAACGCAATAGCAACGCCCTCAATATCGCTGTTCATTAAATGTGCCGGTGCAGTTGAAACTACACCTGCTAATCTTGAATCACAGAAACTGTTACATTCTGTAACTTCTGCATCTCCGCCAAACACAAGCACTGTGCCCGGTTCATAATCTTTGTCTGCTCTATAGTTCTCAGCTAAGTCAGCGTATTTTGCTTTTGTTGCAGTACCTTGGAATAATACTGCACTAAGATTGCCGCTTCCGTCTCTAACTGCAACAGTGTTTGATGTTGCACTTGTTGAACCTGAACGAGCAGTACCACTCATGTCAAGAGTTAAACTTGTGCTTGCTGTACCTGAGAAATTGTTTGCATACATTGTGTTAAATTTATTTGAAGATGACCCAATGTCAACAGTTTCTGTTCCTGACGGACTTGCATAACTTGTAAAGTTACTGTATCCTGGTAGGATTGCAGAACTTGTAATACGCAAAGGCATTTTTTGTGCAGCACTTGGGTTTTGAACTTGGATATAAATTTGTTGTCCTTGTTCGTTTGCTATTAAACCTTTGTTATCATCTACAATCTTTATAGCAAGGTCATTTGAATTACCAATAGCAATTCCAACATCTGCAAATTCAGTCAGTGTAGTAAAGGATGTAGGTGATCCCGGAGTTGACACAACATAATTACTTGCATCAACACCAGCAAGTTTTAATGCGTTACTTGCTGTACCCCAGAAATAATGATCTGTACTTGTAACGCCGCCCGTTGAATTAATAGTATTTTTTAGTGTAACACCTTTTCTTACTACATCAAAACCTGGGTAATTTGAAGCGTCTTCAGTTCCAATTGTAAATGATGAATTACTTATAATATGTATTACTTCGTCATTTACAACACTCTTAATTATTGATCTAGTTGTACCTGTGTTATCTCTTACACTTGAACTTTGGAATTGTGTTACTGTTTCACCAACACCTTGAGGACCAACTAGTACAAAAGAAGTTCCGTTATATGCATATAATTGCTCGTTGTTAGTGTCCCACCAAAAATCGCCTTCAGATAAGCCAGCTGGGGTAGAGCCGCTTACTTCTGCGCCGCCTGTGGTACGCCATTTAGTTCCATCGTAGAATTTAAGTTTGCTATTTGCTGTATCAAACCAAATTTGTCCGTTTAGTGCTTTTGGCGGAGCGTTTCCACCTGCAAAATTTTCTAATAAAAATACAAAATTTTCGTTTTGTATTTCACCATATCCAGCGTAGTTTTTACCAACTAATTTAAGGTCAGTAGTTTGGTCAAGTGTACCATCCTCAACTACGGTAAGCTGGGTTCCATCATATTTGTTTATAGTATATGCCATTTTTTACCCCTGTGCATTATAATTATTTATCGCATTTTGCATATTAAGTTACCGACTGCAATGTGGCTCCTTGGAAAACCCATGCTCCTCCGCCTGTTTGATACTCATATATGTAGCGTGTTGCTGTAAGATTTACAGCACCCGATGCATTGTTTGCAGCAGATACATCTTGAACTACAGATTCAGTTCCTGTTCCTGCAGCGTCTCTTACAGTTACATAGGATTTTTCTAGCACTGCTGTACCATCTGTTGTAATAGATACGTCAATTCCTGTAACTGTTGAACCACTATATGTAGTTGCTAGTACAAAACAAGTTGTGCCATTTTCCAGTGTAGTTGGATCTAGTAAATTTGTAAGCAAGTTCTTAACACTATCTTGCGGTCCAAAATTTGTTACTCCATCATAACTGCTTATTGGACTTGGATTACTCAAACCTGTAATGTCCATAGAAACATGCCTTGTTTCGTTAGCAACCTCTGCATCCACATATGCTTTGGTAGCAGCATCCTGTGCAGCTGTAGGATCAGCCAATCCGGTGATATTCTGTGAATCAATTGTTATATCGCCGCCGGCAACAATATTAAGTCCTGTTCCGTTTATTCTAGTAATTGTTGCGGCATTTAGATTTATATCATCAACTGTAAGTTCTGATAGTGTACCTATGCTAGTTAAACCACTTGCTGTAGAAACCGTACTTCCTAATTCTGTTCTACTTAAAACGTTTGTTCCGTCAATTTTTAAATGTGCAACAGAATTATTAGGGTTAGAACGTATATCTATATCTTGGTTTGACGTCCAACTTGCTGTTGATTGTGTCCAAGTAAAATCCTTAGACCCTTGTGTACTTCTTACTATAATACCAGCACCGTCAACTTGACTATCATTTCCTTCTGTGCTATCATCTAGTAATGCCAACTCTATATTTTTATCTTCTACTCTTAGAGTTGTAGTATTTAAAAATGTGCTGTCTCCTTCAACAGTAAGATTTCCTCCTACTGTCAAGTTACCTGTAAAATTTCCATTACCTGTTACATCAAGTGCAGCTGTTGGATTGGTTTTCCATAAACCTATATAGTCTTCACTTGTATCAACATAAATTGCATTTTTAAAACTGCTTCCTGTTCTAACACGTAAAGAAAAATCTCTATTACTTTGTTGTGTTTCTATGGTGCTAGTTGTGCCAACAACCTTAGCAATCATATATTCAGTGTCGCCAACACCTACGCTTAAACCAGCACTATTTTTAATTCTAATACTGCCAGTGGTTGCACCGTTAGCGTCGGTAGGTAAGAAACTTGCTGCAGATTTAGATTCTCCTGCATCATTTATTAATCCTTCTGCACTGCTTGCTATCCCATTCCATTTAAAACTAGAGCTTACAGGATTGAATCCTTGTTTTAGTAACTGTCTTTTTGGAAAGAAAGTGTCATCTGCCCATTCAGGAAATCCTGCTATAGCATATTCGGTTGGCACAATAAATTGTGCAGGAGCATAAATTCCTACAAGCGTGTCACCTAAAAATAATTTTAAAATAGTGCGTTGAACATCAGTGCTATCTAATTGACTTGTAACTTCAAATCCTGTTTTACCTTGCCCAGCACTGTAGTCTGGTCCTACAAGAGTTAATTGACCACCGTCCCAAATGTATAATTTATTATTAGTATTATCAATCCATAAATCACCAACACTGAGATCATCTGTTGAAGGTTGTGTACTGCTAACAACTGTTCCATTTGCTGGTCTAAACGTTTCTCCATCGTACACTTTAAGCCTGTTGTCTTGTTTGTCAAACCAAATTTGACCAACCATTGGATTTGCTGGTTGGCTTGTTGATGCAAAATTTTCTAACAAACTAATAAAATTTTCGTTAAGAAATTCTCCAAAACCTTTGTAATTTTTTCCAATAAGAGTTAAATCAGTAGTAGTATTATCTAATATACCATCTGTAAGATCAACTAGTAATTGTCCGTCTGTTCTATTTAATCTATAACTCATTTTACGTTCCTGTATAAATTATGTAATTTATTGTTATATAAGGACTCATTATATTAATAGGAGTACCTAAACTATCGTCTGTTAAAACACCACCACTGGATGGATATGCTTGAGCATTTCCTGTTCCTGTTGGTGCGTCATACACTACTGCTTCCGGATCATTAGGTGTGCCCGAAACGTCTCTGATTGCATAGTATTGATCTCCACTATCTCCACGTAGATCGTGTTCGTGTTCAGGTAAGTTTTCAGTTTGAATTGTAACATCTTCTGAGCCATCTTTTGCACCAATAACATCAGCTGATGCAGCTGTTACTACGTCAGCACTTGTTCCGCCCATGTTATCAGCACCCATTGGCACACGACCTCTTAAATCAGGCACAGCAAATTTTCCTACTGTTGGACTTGCTTTGTATGTTGTTCCAATTACATCATATAGCTGACTATAGACTGCAATATCTACTTCACTACCATCACACAGTAACCAACCGCTTGGTGCTGCTAAACCTGCATAAGGAGCAATTAGTCCTACTGGCGTTCTTGGAACTGCTGCAAGTAGATTTACTCTTGAAATTTTCTTTAGGCCAGTAGCACCGCTTGTTCTGTTTATCAAAAATTCGTCATCAGCTTGTGACTGTCCAACTGTTGGTTTTCCAGCAACTATCTGGTTACTGATAGATGTATTGAATATTTTTGTACTTCCTCCTGTTTGTCCGTCAAAGACTACATCAGGAGCAGAAACATCGCCTGTTATCCTAAAAGTACTTGCTGAAGTTAATTTATCAGAGCTACCTGCTCGGCCACTAACTGTACCACTTACGTTTCCAGTAAGATTTCCAACAAAAGTTGTTGCAAACATATTTGCATATTTTGCACTAGAACTACCTATATTCCTTGTGTTGTTTTGATCTGGTAATATTTGAGAAGTTGTTATTGTTCCTAGTACACCAAGATTTTCACCTACATTAATATTTTTAGCAACACCTAATCCGCCTAGTGTAGTAATACTACCTGTGCCAAAAGTGTTACTTTGTGTTGTATCATTTACTTTTATAAATCCACTAGATTGAATATTACCTGTTACATCAAGTGCTTCATCTGGTGCTACATTATTGATACCAATTCTTAAATTGCTGTCAACTCTTAGTGCAGTTTTCAACAAGCCGTCATTTTTCACCTGTACATCAACACTTGCTCCTGCAATATTGTGTCTAATAACACCAATATTACCTTCAATACCAATGTTCATTTCCGCATTGATACCGTAGTTTATTCCTGTATTGTTTTGAACGTTTAAAGGAAATGATGTAGTACTTGTTGTATCTCCTCT